CCGCCAGTAGGAGCAGCCCATTTAAGACCAGTAGCCTGAGCAGAATCCGCTACGATACTTGCGATGGGGATTGTTCCAGGCACAATTGCTAACGATTCTGCTACCCCTTTTGGGATTATGCCTAGACAAAGAACATTCGCAGATATAGGATTCCCTGACTATGGAACAAATACCGCTAGAAATAATCAAAGAAAAACTGAAAAACAGATATGAAACTCAAGGCTTCGCTGAAGCCCTATTCAGGAATGATTTCAACCTGCTAGTTCGCTTGGGAGTTCATCCCCAGGTGGCTACTACTGAGGATTTGCAACGGCTAGTTATGACTGTGAAGGCAGCTAAAGGAACCTACGCCGCAAGAGTTCGCAGTATTTTTAAAGCGCTGCGCAAAATGGGTTTAATAGACAATATGGCCGATCTTGATCTGCCAGCAGTTCGCAAGGGGCGAGGATTACCGCACCCATTAACGCCAGGTGAAGCCGAATTAGTTATGACTAGAGCCGATCTACCAATGAGAGATTGGTTTATTATTGGCTGCAAGGCTGGCCTGCGTGCTATGGAGGTTGCAAACCTTCGTGGGGTTGATTTAGAAAAAGTTGATGATGGGCATATTCTCAGAGTTGCTGGCAAAGGTGGAACTGATTTATCTGTACCAGTAGCCGATATTGTTGCTCAAACAATTTTAAAGCACGAAACACCAGGCAAAATTTGGTCAGTTACTCCTAACCGATTAACCAAATTATGTTCCTTGGAAATGAAGCGACTTGGAATTCCAAAGAAAACCTTTCACGCCTGCCGCCATTATTTTGCAACCAATATGCTAGAGAGATCAAACGGCGACCTGCTAGCAGTAAGAGATTTGATGAGGCACTCATCAGTTGCTACTACTCAGGTTTATACGCAACTCGCCAGCGGTAGAACTCGATCATTAGTGAATCTGTTGTAAGTTATGCTGCTATTTGATTTTCCAGATGTAACAAAAAGCATCGATGATGCCGTCGATGCTATTGAGGATTCGGGGCTTATCTAAGGAGAGAAATGCCAATCAGTTCAGCCCAGGTAACAGTTACCACTAGCCCAACTTTATTAGTTGCAGGAGATGGTGTTGCCGAAGGAGTTTACCTTCACGCAAAACATAAAATTTATCTTGGCGGATCAGATGTAACTTCAGGTACTGGCTATGAAATGGATAATGGAGATAAATTAACCATTAACAATCACGAATCTCCTATTTATGCTATTACAGGAACAGGTACTGGAACGATGCAAGTGTTAGTAGTTACCAAATGACCGCTAACGAATGGGCTTCAATCGCTGTTGCGGTTGGAACCTTAACTGGATTTTTAGTTGCAGGTGTAAGATTTTTAGTTAAGAGTTATCTTTCCGAACTTAAACCCAATGGTGGAAACTCGGTTCGGGATCGCATTGATAGTATAACCTGCCAAGTTGATCGGCTAGAAGCCAGGATAGATGAAATTTACAGATTATTAGTTAAAAAATAAAAGGGGTGTTATGAGTAAAGTAGTTGCGATAGCCAAAGCACAAATTGGCTATAAAGAGAGTGGCAACAACAATACTATTTTTGGTAAATGGTATGGCGCAAATAACCAACCTTGGTGCGCTACCTTTGTTTCCTGGTGTTTTAATGAGGCTGGTTTAATATCTAATATTGCAGCACAAAGTAAAAAAGGGTTTGCCTCTTGCGATGCGGGCCTTAAATGGTTTGCTAAGAAAAACAAAGTAATTCCAATAGGTCAGGCTCAGGCTGGAGATATTGTATTTTTCCAGTTTGATGATGATGCTCAACCTGATCATGTCGGAATCGTAAAATGGAACAATACTGCGCTAAAATACCTGCAAGTTATCGAAGGCAATACCTCAAGTGGTAGTGTAGGAAGTCAATCAAATGGAGATGGTGTGTATCTTAGGAAACGCTCCTACTCCCTGATAATGGGCGTAGTTCGCCCTTAAAGGATGAATATGAATAAATTAGTTGCTAAATTAAAAGACCCTAAAACAATTGCTGCTTTTAAATCTTATGCAAGAGCAGTACTAGCATCAGCGGTAACAATGGGAATTGCACTGGCTGCTGATCTTGCTCCTCAATATGCAATCTTGATCGGCGGAATTGCAGCCCCTCTTGCAAAGTGGGCAGATAAGACAGAGCAAGAATACGGCCTAGGCTCTAAGTAAATAAATGAATCGGGGGAAAATTTTAGATGAGGCTAAAGCGCTCACTTACGCCGACAGGCAAGATGATTATGGAACGCCTGCTATTAACTTTAATCGTATCAGCAGGCTTCTATCTGCTTATCTCGATTGCGAGATAACACCAGAGCAAGGCGCTATGATTTGCGCACTGATCAAAGTAGCAAGATCAATGGAAACCTATAAGGCAGATAATTACATTGATGGCGCTGCTTATTTTGCGATTGCGGGGGAGTTAGCAAATGGTGGATAGTGATTTAATAGTTCTTATTCCAACTAGGGGGCGGCCTGATAATGCCGTTGCTTTAGAACAGGCTTTTGTAGATACAAATACAAAGGCTGTAAGATTTTACATAGTAGATTTTAATGATGAAACTCGAAGCGAGTATTCCTGGAAACTGCCAGTTGAATCTGTAATTATGATTCATAATGAAACTGGTGGGATGGCTTATCCACTAAATTACATCGCCCGCCAATTTATAGGCGAGTTTGATAACTTTGCATTTATGGGTGATGATCACCGCCCAAGAACTGCTAACTGGGATGAGAAGTTTGTTGAGGAACTTTATACAGGCTCAGATATTGTTTATGGCAACGATCTATTCCAAGGCTCAGCCCTACCAACTGCGGTTGCGATGTCGGGTGAGATTGTAGAAGCCTTGCGAGGAATGGTTCCTGATACTCAGCGCCATTTATACCTAGATAACTTCTGGCTAAAACTTGGGCAGGATTTAGGCAAGATCAAATACCTACCTGATGTAATCATTGAGCATTGCCACGCCTTTAATGGTAAGGCACTGATGGATGAGAATTACGCCAGGGTGAACGCTCCTGAAGTTTATTCAGCCGATAAAGTTGCCTATGATAATTACATTGCCAGCGATCAATACCAAACGCTACTAACTAAACTTAAATGAAAATCCTAATTACAGGTGATGAAGGATTTGTAGGTAGAGCCTTTCATAGAGCGCTAGACACAAAGAATAATGAAATAGTTGGCTTTGATATTAAATCAGGCATCGATGCTCGCAAATTCTTTGCAGCCGATAACACTTACTTTGATGTTGTAATTCACTTAGCCGCCGTTGTCGGTGGCAGAGCCACCATTGAAGGTAATCCTTTGGCAGTTGCCACTGACCTGGCGATTGATTCTGACCTTTTCCAATGGGCGCTTAGAACCCGCCCTGGGCGAATAGTTTATTTCTCATCCTCTGCTGCTTATCCAATTATGTTGCAGCGAGCAAGATTTAAAGCAAGGTTATCTGAGCAAGATATAAATTTAGAACACATTAGAACTCCCGATCAAACTTATGGTTGGAGTAAATTAACTGGCGAGATGCTGGCGCAGTACGCCAGAGATGAAGGCTTGAAGGTAAGTATCCTTCGCCCATTTTCAGGATATGGCGCTGATCAATCTTTAGATTATCCATTCCCATCATTTATTGCCAGGGCTAAGGCGAAAGCATCACCATTTAAAATATGGGGATCAGGCCAGCAGGTAAGAGATTTTGTACATATTGATGATGTAGTTCAAGCAACTTTTGCAGCCATTCTTAATGGCGTTGAAGTTATGAATATCTGCTCTGGTAGGGCAACCTCTTTTATTGATTTAGCAGAAATGGTTATGTTATCTGCTGGATATTTAGCACCAATCCAAACTGATATAACTGCGCCAGTTGGCGTTGAGTATCGTGTTGGTAATCCAAGATTTATGAATATGATTTATGAGCCAAAGATTTCTTTGGAGCAGGGTATAGCGCAAGCGCTAGCCCAATAAAAAATCCCTACCTCGCCAGCCGTCGGCAGAGGTAGGGATTTTTTTCTATTTTAAAGTTTAACTCCTAACTCACGAGCATAAGCGCCAAAAACTGTATCTGAATCAAAGTTTAATTGAGCAATTGCCATCTTTACTATTTTAGTTTTGTTAGCAATTGTTTTTCCCTCTTGGCGTAATTGCTTATCTAACTTCTCAACATTTTGAGTAGCAATTTCTTTTTTAGCACTATCAATTAATTGTTGAAGTATTGCAACTGCTGCAACATCAGATGAATTAAAAACATCTGAACCAATTATTTTATTTACAAATGCTAACTTCTGATCTGCTGTTACTTTGTTTGTCATTTTCTTGCCTTCCTTTTGTGGGCTACCTGGTGTATCCCAATGAGATAAATGTATAGACACTTGTCTATATAGTCAAGTACCTAGCCCAAAATATCCTTCGGCGTGTCGATCCCCGCAATCGCCCGCTTAGCCTGGCTCTTATAGCCCAAATTCAGCATCCAAGGGGGTACTGGGCGCAGGGGGCGCTGGCGGCTGAGGCAAACTATGCCCAAGGCCACCCAACCTCCCATAAAGCCCAGGATCGCCCAGGGCAGCACTCGCCTGCCCTTGCCGATTGCCACTAGCACCGTCAAAACCATCCAAAGGATTCTCACTTGATGTAATCCTTCAGATAATCATTGATTACCTCAGAGGCGGTTTTGCCCTCCGCTGCTGCCTTGATTCTTACTTTGTTCCAAATTGCATCTGCAATTCTTACTGATCTTTGCGGTTTCGTAGCCATTACTCTCCTAATAGTGTTTTTAGATGCGGATTTAAAACTTTCATACTTAGATAAATAGCCCTGCTCATTTCATCAGGATCGCTGCTATTGCTAGCAGCAACTAGAACCTCGGCTGAGGCCAGCATATCCATCTGCATTTCTGTAAATAATGCTTTCATTGCGCCCATCATTTCACCTCCCTTTCATCATCATATTGGAATGCAAAACATCGCACTTTGGGCAAACTAGGCATTGGAACTGTTCGCCATTGTCATATTGATACCAGCGCCAAGTTAATTTCTCTACTTGTTTTCTACACATTGTACAGTTTCTCATTTTACTTACCTTCCTTTAGGTAGCATTCATCCATTGATCCGAAGCAGTAGCCGTCGCCAGTGTAGTTAATGTGAGTTGCCAAGAAATAAATCGTGGCTAGCATTAGTAGCCAGAAACTTATTCTGACTACTCTGCGAACTTGCAGATATCTTTTAGAGCGTTGCATTAGTTTGCCTCACTTTCAAGTAATAAAGCAGTTGCAGATAATTGAACAGATAGTTGATCAATATCCTCTTGAGTTCCATTTTTAATTGCATCCTCAATCCATCGAAGTTGCTTGCGCATATTTTTTACCAATGAACGCATTTCTGTTTTAGTTTGCATATTAATTACTTACCTTAGTTACAACTAATTCAGGATGAATTAGAGATATATGTTTTGTGTAATTTGTACCTTTTTTATTAGGTTCTTTAATATGAATAGTGCAGATTGGGCATACATGACAGAAATTTTCATTGCCACATCTATTATCCATACACCAATTGGCATAAGGAAAACTTTTTGATATTAGTTTCATTTTTACTACCTTCCTTGGTTAGCACCTTGCCTTCCAATAAGATAAATGTATAGACATTTGACTATATGGTCAAGTACCCCAAATCCTAGGTTTCGGCGTGTCGGGCCTATCTCACCCGCAAATGTCAGTTACTTATGCCACAATCGCCCTACACCCAGGAACCTGGGCTTAAAAGGGGGTAAGGAATGGAAATAGCAATAGTGATTGGTGCAGCGGGTTTAGCCCTAGTAGGGGCATCTCTTGCCACAATCCTGACTAATGGAACCGATGATTGGGCAGGTCAGGTAAAGAAGGCTGAGAAAAGCAGGGCCAAGATGAAAAGAGCGCTAAGCAAATGAGTAGCAACTGGAGTGAGATTTTTAGAATCTTTATTTCCAATGATGGCTCCTACCATTTGTACTTAGAGGAGCAGGAAGCCTGCGTGGATCTGATTGAAAATGTCAGCGATGAAATTGAAGTAACTGATTTTGCCGAAATGAAAAAAGCATCCAAGGCTGATCTGCGTGATGATTTTGCAACAATGCGATTGGATTCAATTCGCAAGAATCTGCCGCCAATGGCATTAAAGGTTGCAAAACTATCTGAGCGAGAGTTGCTCGATCTAGCCCAGGAGATAATCCAAGTAGTGCAAGATAAAAACAAAATCCGATTGGAGATTGTTAAGTAATGGCAAACCCAAATGGTAGGAAAGGTGCTGCTTTTGAAACAGCAGTTCTAAAATTCTTTCGCTCTGCTGGTGTCCTAGCGGAGCGGCTGACCAAGGCGGGCGCAAGAGATGAAGGCGATCTAGTTGTAATCATCTCTGGTGCTACCTATATTTTAGAACTTAAGAATCGAAAGAAGTTAGATTTACCTACCTTTTGGGATGAAGCCGTAATTGAGGCAGAGAATTATGCAAGAGCAAGAAATTTAGATTTTATTCCGCCTGCTTATGTGATCGTTAAACGGCGCAATGCAAGCATCGAAAAATCTTGGGTGATTCAAGATTTAACTCAATGGCTATCTGAGAAATGAGAGCAATTGAATTCCTATCTGATTCCCCCAAATTTCCAAATGCGCTCTGCGCAAAGTTGGAAAACAAAGACTATTTCTTTCCCGATGGAAAGATACTAGAGGCAGAGCGCCTCCCAGAGTTGCAAGCAATTTGCAGCATCTGCATACATAGAAAGGAATGCTTGGAATACGCTATAAAGGAGCAAATCCGATTCGGCATTTGGGGTGGAACTACTGGCGAGATGCGCAGGAGATTATTTAAAAAACAATCTCTGTTCGTGGAACGCAAGGGTAAAGCCAAAACTGTTCGTAAAATGTACGATGAAGGAAATACTCCTCAACACATAGCATCTTTTCTGCAAGTGAATCTACCTTATGTAAAGGAGATGATTCGCCGCTACGAAAAGGTGAAAATGAAAGGAGCAATCCAATCAAACCTGAATATAGAAAAGTTACACAAAGAGTTGCGCTCATCATCGGGGTCAGCGCAATGACCTCTTTATTAATTAGTGCAGTAAATCCTCAAGTGGCAATCCCAATTGAGAAAAAACTCCTAATTGAGCAAGTCGATGCTAGGCAACTAGCAAAAGAGTTGTTAGATAAAGAGGATTTTAAATGTTGGGATCGACTAATGCTCAAAGAGAGCAATTGGAATGATCGCAAGAATCCAGTTAGTTCAGCCGAAGGTGTTGGGCAGTTACTGGATGGAACTATGGAGAACCTGGGAATGAAACGCTCAGATGCTCCAGCAGCCCAAATGGTGGCTGCCCTTGCTTACTTGGGCAGGCATTATGGTTCAGGTGGAGCCTGCAAAGCGTGGGCTCACTGGCAAAAGCACAAATACTGGTAAACAACTAAGGGGGTAAATCAGTGAGTGTAGAAATTGAAACAGGTGTTGTTGATTTTGATGGCAACACCGCTGCT